GTCCCAGTCGACGGCATCGGCGCTCTCGCTACCGCGCCAGTCGGCGAGCGGCATGTAGTTGTCGATCCCGACCGCGTCGATATTCGCCGACGCCCAGAGCGGATCGAGATGAAAGAATATCTCGCCGCCACCCGGCTGGTAGCCCGAGTATTCACTCCAGTCGGCGCCATAAGTGATCAGCGTGTCCGGTCCGACCACGGCCCGGACATCGTCGGCCAGCGTCGCAAGCGCGTCGACGAAGGGAAAGCTGTTGGCGGTCCCGCGCGAGAACGTCATGCCGCGCATTTCGGAACCCAGCAGGATCGCATCGACGCCGCCGGCATCGTCCGCCAGCTGCGCATAATGCAGAATGAAATTGCGGTACTGCGTCGTGAACGCTGCGACCTCGGTCGCCGCCGTTGCAGTTCCGTCCGACGCCGGCATGCACGCGATGCGTCCGCGCCAGGGATATGCCGGCTGACCGAGCGGATTGCCGTCCGGAATATCCATGAGGATGATGGGATAGAGCGTCACGCCAATACCTCGAGCCTTGAGGTCCGCGATTGCCGCGAGCACCGCGTTGTCGGAGGGCGTGCCGCCATAGGCCGGGCCGCTGTTGTGCGTGCTCACGACGCCCGCTGCCCCGCGTGCGATCCCTGCAACCTCCCAGCTTGTGCCCTTCACGGTCCGGCTTGTGGCCTCAACCTTGGGCGTGATGGTGCAGGTTCCACAGCGCAGATCGTCGCCGAACCAGGCGACCACCAGAGACACATTTTCGAGATTCGGGCAGAGGGCCTGGAGCTCGTCGATGGACAGCGTCCAGTCCGACAGTTTCGCGCTCTGGTGAGTGTTTTCGGCCTCGGTCACGCCCGAGCCGACCAGTCTTACGCGCGGCGTCGGATCGTAGCCAAACTCGGTCGCACCCGGAATCACGGTAACAGATTTGATCATCGGCTCGAGCGCGCCGACCAGACGGCAGAGCTCGACCGAGATATTGGGAATGCGGTTGCCGAACGGCTCGAGCGGCAGCCGCTCGAACACAATATAGCAGAGGCCGCGATAGGCCGGCGCGTCGGCCCCCTGCTTGGCCTCGATCAGGCTGTCGGCTTCTTGAGTCTCGCTTCCGCGATAGAAGCGCAGCGTCAGCCCGCTCGTCTCGAGCAGTTGCCCGTCGGCCCAGATGCGACCCAGTCGCGCCACCTCGCCCTCGCAGAACGCCACCGCGAAGTTCGCGGCAATCGTCGGCTGGCTCTGCTGCGACGCGCCTTTGGCCCCACTGCTTTCGGAACTCAGCTGTTCAAGCTCGGTCGCCCAGATAATATTGCCGCTCAGCCTTCCCCAGCCATAGAGTCTCGGGATCGGCGCGCCCTCGCGCGAGCCCTGCAGCCGCACGTCGCTGCCCGCGCTTTGCGGCTTGTCGCCAAACAGTGCGTTGTCGAGGGAGCTGCCGGCCAGCGCCCCCAGCGCCCGCCCGATGGTGGCGCCGATCGGGCCGCCCACAAACCCACCGACCACTTGTCCGGCAAGCGAAAGTGCAAGCGTTGCCATCTAGAGCATCACTCCAGGAAATTCGAAGAGTCCTGCAATCCGCTTCCGCCAGCCGTCCGTCAGATTGGCCTCGAGCACGCCGAGCCCCTCTTGTGCATGAACGAAGCGAAGATCACCCACCATGATCCCGCAATGTTTGGGCAGGATCGTCGCCCCAAGACGGAACAGCACGACCTGTCCGACCATCGGCTCCCCCTCGGCTGGCAGAAGGCACCGTTCCGCTGCTGCCAGCAGGTCAACCGCATGCCGTCCATCGCGCCAGTCCGCGCGATAGTTCGGCACGTCCATTGGTTCGGTCCCATAGAGCGAACGCCACACGCCACGCAGTAGCCCGAGGCAATCGCACCCCGCACCGAGCGTCGCCGCCTGGTGCCTATAGGGCGTGCCGATCCAGCGGCGCGCCGCGCTCACAATCTCGTCGCGCGTCATTTGAATAACGGTGCTCCGTCGAGCGCGTCGCCGCTCCTGGGATAGCGGAGCACGAAGTCGTTGCCGGGAATGTGCGGGAAGCCGCGAAAGTTGGCGACATTGCCGAAGCGGTCACGGCACGTCGCGAGAGCACGGTCACAGCCGAGCCCGAAATTCGGATGGTCATGCGCGACCTTGCAGCGCCCATCCCCGAGCACCGCATCGCAATAGACCGAATAGATCCGGCCGCGCACCTGGTTCAGTGACTGCTGTCCCGATCGCAGCTCGGCCCGAAACGCACCGTCCTCGCGCACGATCTCGCCGATCGTCCCGCGCCGCATTAGCGCTCGCTGGCTGACGTCGCGCCAGTTCACCCGCCAAGTCTCGACCTCCGCGCCATCGTACAGCCCCGCATCGATATCGGCCTCCGTGATCGCCTCCGAGTTCAGCACCCCGAGCACCTCGGATGTATCCACCTGCGGCCCGAGCTTTTGCGGCGCCTCGCTGCCATCGAGGCCATGCGCGGGCGCGTAGTCCAGGCCGTCAAAGGTGAGCGTGAGGTCATGATCGGTAAAGCCGAGTACCACCGCGTCGGATCGCGTGATCCTCCAGCAGGTCGCGAGCGTGGTCGCGCCGCTCTCGATATACGCCTTGAAGCCTGGCTCCAGCGTCCTCATTCGAGCACCTCGATCAGCGGAATGGACGGTGCGTCGGCCGCATCGAAGCTCGTGAGCTCGATGTCGAGCCGATCGATGTCGAAGCGTACCGGCACATCGAACAGGAAGCCCGCAGTGACCAGCGTGTCCGCGGCGGGCGGCACGGCGAAGGTGACGGTGCCGGTCAGCGAATCCGCCGCAAATCCGGTCATCAGCTCGCTGCCATCCACCGCCACCCTCACCGACCCTGCCACCGGCTTGGTGATCGGCCTCAGATACGGATCGAAGCTCGCGCCATAGGTCTTGATCAGCTGGAAATCTGTCGTGTCCCCATCGCCCGTCCCTAGCGCCTGGTCCATCGGCGTCGGCGCGCCATCGCCGCCATTGCTCGAATGGTCCAGCGCGTCGCGCCAGAGGAACGAATGAAACCGCCCCCGCCGCTCTTCGAAGAAGGCGAGCACCGCCTGCATGTCGGCGCGCGACTTGATGCCGTAGCCTGCATTGTAGCGATGCCGAGACCGCGCCCAGCGCGAATTGCGTTCCTCGCGGCCGGAGGCGAGCGAAACGATATCGGTCGCCCGCTCCGGCCCACCGCGCGCACCCAGCGCGATATCGAGCGGAAATCTCACCGCATGAAAAACCATCAGCTCGCCCTCGTGCCGCGTTTCACTGCGCGCAGCAGTATCGCGCTGAGCTCAGCTTCGCTCGCGGCAAAGCTCCGCGCGTCGCTCGCGGTCACGTTGAAGTTCACCGTCACCGAGGGCTGCGCGCCGGCAATGCCAAGCCGTCCATCGCTGCCGCGACTGAGCGGCACGATCGCTTCTGGGCCCGCCTCCCCCGCGAGGCCAAGCCCGCCGCTCATCGGAAAGTAGCTCGGCGCCGAGAGCACGCCGCCTTTGGCGAATTTCATCAATGGCGGATCGGTCGCCTGGAACAGCGAGCTCACCGCTCCAGAAATCAGATCGCCCACCGGCTTGAGCGCCGCCTTGAGCGCAATGTCGGCGAACGCGCTCGCCACATCGGCGAGAACGCTCCTCAGCGATTTGCCGTCGGTCACCGCACCGCGAAGCGCATTGCTCAGCGAACGACCAACGCCGTCGGCCAGATCGCCGACGCGCTTAAGCTCTCCCTGCACATCGCCGAGGCTGCTGGAAAAGCTGTCGAGACTATCGGCCATCGGGGAATCGCTCCATCAGTTTGCCGAGCCGGTCGCGATCGGGCGCACCGGTGAGTACGCCGCTCCGTGCCTCGAACGCGGCGCTCAGTTCGCGTGGGGTCAGGCCCCAGAATTCCTTGCTGCTGAACCGCAGCACGCCGAAGCCCAGTTGCATCGCCTCGCGCCAGGGGAACGTGCTCATGGCTCGCCCCCGAAGGTCGCCCGCAGCAGCTTCGCCGCAATTTCGGCCGCGCCCTTGAGCCCTCCCTCGATCGACATGCGCGCGAGGTCGTCATCGCTGATGGCGTTGCCGCCGCCGCGCAGCCCGGCCCCGAGTATGGTCGTGAGATCGCGCGCCGACACGCGTCCGCCTGCAAAACGCTCGCCGAGTCCCACGAGATCCCCGGCCCCCAGCCGCGCCTCGAGTTCGGCCAGCGCACCCAGCGTCAGGCAAAGCACCTTCTCCTCGCCGTCGATGATGGCGGCGATTTCTCCACGATGAATGTTGGGCATCTCATCTCCACGTAAGAAGTCGGGCTCCCCTCCCCCTAGCGGGGAGGGCCTGGGGTGCGGGCCTTTTACTCAAAGGCCGGTGCTTGCGGCCCCCACCCTCGGTCCCTCCCCGCTAGGGGGAGGAGGCGATGGAAACGCAGCTTCGGTCCCCTAGTCAGCCGTGAAACTCATCACCCCCGCGCTCTCGAGCGCGATGTCGAATGTCACCTCGCCGGCGTGGTCGCCCGAGAACTCGAGCGCGGTAATCTGGAACGGTCCCTGCACGGTTCCGAAATCCGGCAGGATCAGCTGCCAGTCGCGGATGGTGCCCGCGAAGAACAGCTCGCGGACCTTTGCGTCCGAGGCCTGGTCCTTGAATATCCCGCTGCCGCTCACGGCTGCGCGCTTGATGCCGCTGCCGTCGAGCAGTTCGCGCCAGTGTCCGGCGCTTTCCGCATCGGTGATGTCGATCGTCGCTGCATTGAAGCTCAGCGATCGCGTCCGCAATCCCGCGACCGTCAGGAAGCTGCCGCTCCAGTCTGGTCGAGCTTCACCAGCATGTCCTTGCCGCTCTGGGCTGCCATGTGTCTGTCCTTACGAAGATGGTTCGCTGTAGAATGTCATCGCAATCGCCGCGCGGGCGCGGCCCGTTCCCGCGTCGATCGCCGTGTCCGTGCGATCGTGCCGGCGCATCGTCACCACCAGCCCGTCATCGAGCTCGGCCTCCATCG